GGTGGCGGTGGTGGCGGTGGTGTATGTCTTCAAGATTTTGTAGTAAGCGACTTGGGCGGACCAGGAACAACTCTTCAGATTGTAATTGGTGCAGGCGGTTCTGCTGCCGGTGGAGGAGCAACCTCAAACGGTGCTAATGGAACAGCAGGCACAGCTGGTAGTGGTTCTTCTGTAACCATTTCAGGGAAAGCCGGAGTTTTGATGTCTGCTCCTGGTGGTGCTTCAGGAAACACTACAACAGCATCTGGAGCAACTGGTGGTTCTGCTCCTTCTGTAAGAAGCAGTTTGGTGTATTCTGTAACCGTAAATATTGGAACAGGTTCGGCTGGAGGATCTGGTGCTAATGCAGGAGCAACAATTTCTATGAATGCTCCAACAACAAATGGGGGCAGTGGTGGCGGTGGTGTTAGTATTGCAGGTGTTGGTCAAAACGGAGGAAATATTCAACCAAATGTTGGCGTAACAAACACTGTTGCAACTATTTGCTCACCAGACTATGCAAGATCTTCTAATTTTTTCTCAAATACAGGAGCAGGTGCCACTGGTGGCGATGGTATATTGTTTGGTCATTTAGGAGGAAGCAAAATGTCTCTTGGTTGTGGTGGACAAGGCGGAGGTGGAGGAACATCTACAGCAGGAGGAAATGGCGGAAGGGGTTATAGAGGAGGAGGCGGCGGTGGTGGTGGAGCAGGTTCCGGATTTAATGGTGGAACTGGTGGTGCTGGTGGTGATGGTTATGTGTATATACTAGCTTTATCGTGATAAGGAGAAATGATATGAGAATTCGTTGGGCTTTAGTAAATTCAAATAATACAGTAGACAATGTAGTAATTTGGGACGGCACTGGTGACTTATTTCAAGGAACAACAAATATTCAATTACCAGATGAAGAAGCATGTGCTCCTGGTTGGACATATGATCCAAACAATAATCCAAGATTTGTTGCACCAGATATTCTAGAAACGCCTTGACATTTTTGATTGTGAGGTTATACTTTTATCATGTTAAAAATTTATAAGTTATACCCTGAAGTAAAGACACCAAAAAAAGCAACTGCACAGGCTGCGTGCTTTGATTTACATGCTTATCTTGGTCAACCTCTCTATGAAGTAAAAGGTTATTGTGCAAATAATAGAGAATGTGCTGCAAGAATTACAGAATCAAAAGAAGAAAATAGATTCATTACGATTGATCCCGGTCAAAGACTTTTAGTTCCGACTGGGATTATTTTTGATATTCCTGTTGGTTATTCTGTGCGTATTCATGCTCGTTCTGGTTTGTCATTTAAGCAAGGTCTTGTGATGGCAAATGCACAAGGTATTATTGATTCTGATTATGTTGAAGAATCAAAGATTATGTTACATAATATCTCAAATGAAAAACTTTATGTGCATCATGGTGACAGAATTGCACAAGCAGAACTTGTAAAGTGTGAAACTTATGATATACTAGAGACATCTGACAAGCCAGTTCAAAAGACAGATCGAAATGGTGGATTCGGATCTACTGGAGTTTCATTATGACAAAGCAAGAATTATTAGACAATCATGTATTTTTGTGTGATGCAGCAAGAGAATTGATGAAGAAGAAGAATGCTGATTATGCAGGTAGATCAGGAACAGAACCATTTGCAAACTTTACTCGCGTAGAGTCAATGGGTATTTGCTCAACAGAGCGTGGTATGCTTGTCCGTCTTACGGACAAGATGAGCAGGCTTTCTTCTTTTGTTGAGTCTGGTAAGATGGAAGTATCAAATGAATCATTTGAAGATACTATTGTTGATGTGATCAACTACATGGTTCTTCTGCACTCTTATGTGAAGGATAAGAATGGCAAAGTTTGAAGTATTACTTGGTGATAACAGGGAGATTCTAAACACTCTTCCAGAGTGTTCTATTAATACTTGTGTTACTTCTCCACCATATTTTGCTCTTCGTGATTATCACAATGATGATCAAATTGGAACAGAAGATACTCCAGAAGAGTATGTAAATGAAATGGTGAAAGTATTTCAAGGTGTCAAGAGAGTTCTTCGTGATGATGGTACTCTCTGGTTGAACATCGGTGATACATTTGGAAAGAACAAGAACCTCCTCGGTATTCCTTGGTTGGTTGCTTTTGCTTTACAGAAGGATGGTTGGATTCTACGAAGTGATATTGTCTGGCACAAGACAAATCCTATGCCAGAGAGTGTCAAGGATAGACCAACACGATCACATGAATATTTTTTCTTGCTTGCAAAGAACAAGAATTACTATTATGATATCGAGTCTACAAAGACTGTTTCAAAGCATCCTGAAGATAAGCGTACAGAAAATGGTCACAAGAGAAAGACCAAGGAATGGCAAGAACAAACTGGTCTTCCTGCACACTCAGGATTTAACAAGAATTACGAAACTGCAAACTTGCGTGATGTTTGGAGCATTGCTACCAATACATACAAGGGAGCACACTTTGCAACATTCCCATTGGATTTGATCAAACCTTGCATCGTAGCAGGTTGTCCGGTGGGTGGAACTGTTCTAGATCCATTCTCTGGTTCTGGAACTACGGGGATAGTAGCGTGTATGAATGACAGGAATTATCTAGGAATAGAGTTGAATTCCGAGTATCATGCGTTATCATACAAGCGTTACAATGAAGAAGTATCCCCACTTACTACAATAATGGAATGAGTGAATTCTATACACATGTTTCTGTCCGTGGTAACACTATTCTGTACACGGGTTACAAGAATGGTAAGAGAGTAAGAGAGAAAGTAAAGTTCTCTCCAACTCTTTATGTTCCTGCTGGTCCTGACCAGATCAAGACAACTCCTTGGAGGACTTTGGATAATCTTCCAGTTGTTCCTTTTGAATTTGATTCTATCTCTGATTGCAGAGAGATGATCGAAGAATACAAGGATGTTTCTGGCTATCAGATCTATGGTAATACTGATTATCAATATCAGTTCATTGGTGATCGTTTTCCAAATCTAGAGTATGACCCAAACACTCTGAAGGTGTGTTATCTTGATATCGAAACTCAATGTGAAGATGGATTCCCAACTGTAGAAAAAGCAGATCAGAAGGTCAACATTATCACTGTTCGTTTCCTGCAGCAAGGCAAGGAAACTATTCATACTTATTGTCTTGGTCGAGCAAAACCAGTTCAGAATAATCATATGGTGTTTGAGTATGATTGTGAGAAGGAAATGCTCCAAGCATTCATTGAGCAGTGGAAGTATTATGACTTCGATATTATCACAGGATGGAACATTCAGTTCTTCGATATTCCATATCTCGTGAATCGCATTACAAATTTGTTTGGTGATGGTGAAGCAGGTAAACTCTCTCCTTGGGGTATCGTAAAGCCTCGTAAGGTTTACATCATGCAGAGAGAGCAGATTGCTTATGATCTGCTTGGTGTTTCTATTCTAGACTATCTTGATCTTTATAAGAAGTTCACATTCGTAACTCAAGAATCCTACAGTCTCAATCATATTTCATATGCAGAACTTGGTGAGAAGAAAGCATCCTTCGAGGGATTCGATGGTATTCTTGACATGTATACCAGAGACTTCCAGAAGTTTGTCCAGTATAATGTCAAGGATGTTGATCTAGTTGTAAAACTGGAACAGAAACTTAAACTTCTTGAACTTGCTCTTGCTCTTGCGTATTCTGCAAAAGTAAATCTAGTTGATGTGTTTTCTCAAGTCCGAACTTGGGATACCATCATCTATCATTATTTGAACAGCAAGAAGATTGTAATTCCACAAAAGAATATTGAAGAGAAGGATACTGCATTCGTCGGTGCTTATGTTAAAGAACCACAGGTCGGTATGCACAAATGGATCGTATCCTTCGACTTGGATTCACTTTATCCGCATCTTATCATGCAGTACAACATCTCACCTGAGATGAAGCATGAGATGGGTAAGCGTGGAACTCTTCGACCAGAAGATGTTCTCTATCCAGACAGTGAAGAAGCAAAGAAGCAGTTCCTACTTCTAAAAGATCATCAGGAAACCATTCGTCAGAAGAATCTCAGTATGGCTGCGAATGGTGTCTACTTCAAGAGAGACAAGCAGGGATTCCTTCCTGAACTCATGGAAACAATGTACAAAGAACGAAAGATGTACAAGGAAAAGATGTTGGACGCAAAGCGTAGACTGAAGAACGAGAAGAATCTCAGCAAGGAAGAAGAGCAGAAGATCAAGTTTGATATTAGTAAGTATCACAACTTCCAGTTGGTTCGAAAGATTCAATTGAACTCAGCCTTCGGTGCTGTAGGTAATCAATACTTTCGGTATTATGATCTTGATCTTGCAGAAGCAATTACTGTATCCGGTCAGTTGTCCATCCGTTGGATTGAGAATGCTTTGAATACATTCCTCAACAAGACTGTAGGAACAACTGATATTGATTATGTAATTGCATCAGACACAGACTCTGTTTATCTTTGTCTTGATAAACTTGTTGACAAATCATTCAAGGGTAAGACTCCAGATAACGAGAAGGTAGTCAAGTTCCTTGACAAAGCATGTAATGAAATCATCAATCCATTCATTGAAAAGAAGTATGTTGAACTCTATGAGATCATGAATGCTTTCGGTCAGAAGATGCATATGAAGCGTGAGTCAATTTCCAGTAAGGGTATCTGGACTGCCAAGAAGCGATACATGTTGAATGTTCTCATGGGCGAAGACAATGTTCTTCTGAAAGAACCTGAGATGAAGATCATGGGTATCGAAACAACTCGTTCTTCAACTCCACAAATTGTCCGTGATGGTTTGAAGAAAGCGATTCATATCATTATGAATTCTGATGAAGATAGTTTGATTTCTTTCAAAGATGAATTTAAAAATGAATTTTCTAATTCACCAGTTGAGACAATTGCATTCCCAAGAGGATGCAATGGTGTAAATGAATATTCTGATTCTTCAAGTATTTACAAGAAGTCAACGCCTATTGCTGTTAAGGGTGCTTTATTGTTCAATCATCACTTGAAGAAACACAAATTAACAAAGAAGTATTCTACCATCAAGGATGGTGAAAAGGTAAAGTTTGTTTATTTGAAAACACCAAATCCAATTGGTGAACATGTAATTTCGTTTACAAATACTTTACCAAAAGAACTTGAACTGCATAACTATATTGACTATACTAAGCAGTTCGAAAAGAGTTTTATAGAACCTCTCTCTACTATCGTTAAGGTCATTGGTTGGGATCTTGAGAGAAGGACAACATTGGAGAGTTTATTCATATGAAAGACAATGATACAATTGAATATCTACAACAGTTAATTCGCAATCGACTTCTTGATCTTGAGAGTTACATCAATAGATCACAGAGGGATAAGAAAGCAAGTTTGGACTATTATGAAGAGTTGGTTGATGAGCGAAAGAAGTGTAGAGAAGCAGCATTGTGGTTAGATAAAGCAGTACAGAGCGGAATGATATGAGAAAATTAACTATTGGAATTCCAACATATGATGATTACGATGGACTGTATTTCACTATACAATCCATAAGAATGTATCACAAAGAAGTTATTAATGATATTGAATTTTTAATTGTAGATAATAATCCATCTGGTATTGTTGCAAAAGAAAATGAAAATTTTTCTAAAGCAATAAGAGAACCATTTAAATATCTAAAATTAGAAGACAAAAATGGGACTGCTCATGCTAAAAATGAAATATTTAAAAATTCAAAAACACCATATACAATATGTATTGATAGTCATGTTCTTTTGGAACCTGGTTGTTTAAGTAAATTAATAGCTTTTTATGATGAACAAAAGGATGATGGAAATTTATTACAAGGTCCATTGGTATATGATGATTTTACCACAATATCAACTCATTTTGATTTAGTGTGGAGGGGGGATATGTGGGGAATATGGGGAACAGATTCAAAGGGAGTAGATGCAAATTCACAACCATTTGAAATACCAGCACAAGGAATGGGTGTTTTTACTTGCAGAACAGAATCGTGGTTAAAATTTAATTCTTTATTCAAAGGATTCGGTGGTGAAGAGGGATATATACATGAAAAGTTTAGAAAAAATGGTAAAAAGGTTTTATGTTTACCATTTTTGAGATGGATGCATAGATTCGGAAGACCAAATGGTATACCTTATAAACTTACACTTGACGATAAAATAAGAAATTATTATATTGGGTTTTTGGATTTAGGATTAGATGTTATTGATATAACAAATCATTTTAAATCAAGGGGTATTTCTGTGGAACATTTAAATAAAATTTATATGAATTCACTTAAAGAAATTGCTACAAATAAGGAGAATATATGATGAGTTTCATTAATGATATAATTAAGACTTCAGGTAATGAGTTTGCAGGATTGGTTGAGGATGGTCTTGAAGGAAGTGATGTGAAGGGATTCGTTGACACTGGTTCTTATGCGTTTAATGCTCTTGTTTCTGGTTCACTTTATGGTGGTATTCCAGATAATAAGATCATCGCTCTAGCAGGTGAGTCAGCAACAGGTAAGACTTACTTCTCAATCGGTATTGTGAAGAAGTTCTTAGAGGATCGTAAGGACGGTATCGTTCTTTACTTTGATACAGAGCAAGCAGTCACCTCTGACATGTTCATCTCTCGTGGTGTAAATCCGAAGCAAGTTGCTGTATTCCCTGTAGCAACTATCGAAGAGTTCCGTCTACAGTTGATCAAGATCATCGACAAGTATATGGAGCAACCAAAGGAAGCACGAAAGCCAATGATGGTTGTTCTTGACTCACTAGGTATGTTGTCAACCAGTAAAGAAATGGCAGATACCGCAGAGGGTAAGGAAGTTCGTGATATGACTCGTTCACAAGTCATCAAGAGCACCTTCCGTGTTCTAACTCTCAAGTTGGGCAAGGCGGGTATTCCTCTACTCATGACTAATCACACTTATGATGTTGTTGGTTCTTATGTTCCGACCAAGGAAATGAGTGGTGGTTCTGGTCTAAAGTATGCCGCTTCGACTATTGTTTATCTTTCAAAGAAGAAGGATAAGAATTCAGATGGTCAGGTAGTTGGTAATATCATTCACTGCAAGTTATACAAGAGTCGTCTGACCAAGGAAAATCAGATGGTAGATGTTAAGTTGAACTACGATAGTGGCTTAAATAAGTACTATGGACTAGTTGACTTGGCACTAAAGCATGGTATATTCAAGAAGGTTTCAACCCGTATTGAACTTCCAGATGGTAGCAAGGCATTCGAGAAGAACCTCATCGAAGAGCCAGAGAAGTATTTTACCAAGGAAGTAATGGAAAAACTCGAAGCAGCGGTTGCTGTCGAGTTCAAGTACGGAGCAGGAGCAACTGAACAAGAAACTGCAGAATGAATTCTATTGTTGAAAAAGTAATTCTCGAAAATCTTCTTTACAACGAGAATTATACTAGGAAGGTTGTACCATTCCTAAAGGATGAGTACTTCCAAGTCAAAGAGGATAAGGTCATCTACAAGACCATATCTGAGTTTGTCTCCAAGTATAATAAACTTCCGACTAAAGAAGCACTACTGGTAGATCTTTCAAATAACAAGAATCTAACTCAACAAGAGTATGATTCTATGGTTGCAAAGATCAACGACTTCTCAACCTCTGAGCAGGATGAGCAGTGGCTTGTAAATGAAACAGAAAAGTTCTGCAAGGATAAAGCAATCTACAATGCAATCCTTGAGTCCATTCATATCATAGATGGTAAGTCACAGACACATACAAAAGAAGCACTTCCATCTATTCTGTCTGATGCTCTAGCAGTATCCTTTGATACAAACATCGGTCATGATTATATCAAGGATGCCGAAAAGCGATATGAGTTCTATCACACAGTAGAAAAGAAGATTCCGTTTGATTTGGAATTTTTCAATGACATTACAAAGGGTGGAGTTGCTACAAAGACTCTGAACATTGTAATCGCAGGCACTGGTGTGGGTAAGTCTCTGTTCCTTTGTCATCAAGCAGCAAATTGTTTGATACAAAACAAGAATGTTCTGTACATCACTTGTGAAATGGCAGAAGAAAGAATTGCAGAGCGTATCGATGCTAACATCATGGATGTCACCATTGATGAACTTAAGTCTCTACCAAAGCAAGTCTATGCAAAGAAGTTATTCAATGCAACTAGAGGAGTAACTGGTAAACTTATCATCAAGGAATATCCAACTGCAACTGCACATGTGAATCATTTCAGATATCTTGTCAATGAGTTGAAACTCAAGAAGAAGTTTATTCCTGATATCATCTTCATTGACTATCTGAACATTTGTGCATCTGCTCGTATGAAGCAGGGTGGTTCTGTAAATTCCTATACTTACATCAAGTCAATCGCAGAAGAACTTCGTGGTCTTGCAGTTGAGTATGCGGTGCCTGTAATCTCTGCGACTCAGACTACACGAAGCGGCTATTCTAACTCTGACGTTGACTTGACTGACACTTCAGAATCGTTTGGTCTTCCAGCAACAGCAGACTTCATGTTTGCTTTGATTGCGACTGAAGAACTGAATGATCTAAACCAAATCATGGTCAAGCAGTTGAAGAATCGATATAATGATCTTGCAACTAATCGCAAGTTCGTTATTGGTATCAATCGAGCAAAGATGAAGTTATATAATCTTGATGCATCAGCACAGGATGGATTGGTTGGTACAGGAGAGGATGAAGATGTTGGTTCGGATGGACATGACAATAAGTACACTTCAAAGTTTAGCATTCGTAAATTTAAAAAATCAGAAGATTGGACAAATTAAGGAGATACTATGACAGATGAAATTAATATGAAGCAGGTTCAGTTTATAGGTGAGGATGATAATCGCACTTTAGAACAGCGTTTAAGCACTCTACCTACTATTCGTGATGAAGAACTGCCAGAGTGGCAGGAATGGGCAAAGTATAACTTTCTAAATGCAAGATAATGTCTTTAATAATTGATAAAAAATTTATTAATATGGTTTCTCCAATGCTTCCAAAGTTTGCTTGGAAGAAAGAGAATCTTGCAAATTGCAGATGTCCTATCTGTGGTGATTCTAAGAAGAATAAGAGCAAGGCTAGAGGATTCTTCTTTGCAAAGAACAACGATATGTTCTATCGTTGTCACAACTGTGGTGTATCGACCACGATGTATAAGTTCCTAGAATCTGTATCACCTGCTCTTTGTAAAGAATATTCTCTAGAACGATGGAAGAATGGAGAAAATGGTAATTCAAATTACAAGAAACCAGAGTTTAAATTTGAACAACCCAAGTTCAAGATTTCAGACAATGTTCTTGATGGTTTGAAGAATATTAATGAATTGGATAAAGATCATCCGTGTAGAAAGTTTGTAGAGGATCGAAAGATCCCCGAGCAGTTCTACAGCGTACTTTACTACACGGATGATTTTGGTTCTCTTGCTAGCAAACTAGATCCTGAAGTAAAGTTGGAAAAGGAACCTCGTCTTGTGATTCCTGTTCTCAATACAAAGAATCGAGTTATTGCTATGCAAGGTAGAACATTATCAAAGAAGAAGAGTTCTATTCGTTACATCACGATCAAAGCAGATAAAGAAATTGAAAGATTGTGGTATGGTTTCTGTCGTCTAAACGATGATAAGAAATATTTTGTGGTCGAAGGTCCGTTGGATTCTTTATTCCTTGACAACTGTGTAGCAATGATTGGTTTGAATGATGGTTCACATATTCCAGATCCTTTGAAGGAAAAGGAATTAATATTCATCATAGATAATGAACCAAGAAACAAGCAAGTCATTTCTCAGATAGAAAAATTAATAAATAATGGAAGAACAGTTTGCATTTGGCCAAACAACATAGACGAAAAAGACATAAACGACATGATACTCAATGGATACAGTAGTGAAGAATTAAAAAATATCATAAACCAAAATGCATATTCCGGTATTGAAGCAAAACTAAAACTCCAACAATGGAAGAAGGTGTAATATGTCAGAAGATGAAGAAAGTTTTCATATTGAGCATCCAATAGTTTCATACTGTTTTGCTTTCATGGAATATGTTAGAAGTGTTAATCCTGAGCTATTCAGCAAGGGTGTTGAATATGCAGAAGATTTAACTGGTGTTGTTATAAATGATTTTTCTCTAGAAGAAAAAAAAGATGCAGAAACATTAAACAGTTATGATATAACAGAAGAGATAAAAGATAACGGTCCATATAATCCTGATGAGTTTTATCCAGGAGATGACGAAGAAGAAGGTGGAGATTTTTACAATGATGACCAGTACTACGGATAAAGTTAGAGTTTTAGATCATGGTTTTGTTCAATATGTTTCTCACATGGGAGATGACTTAACCGTTGTAAATGCGGCTAG